GCAACCGAAATGGAATTACCTTAGGAGATAATGATAGTTTGATAAATATTACCAAAACCTAACAATAATACGCTCTACATCCTTGAAGATTTAAAATTAGACAAAACTTTATTTATTTTTTGACTTTTATATATATATATATATATTAGAATATTCTAAATAATGCATGTAAGATTAAATGACGAACAATGTTTATTATGGATTAAAGACCCAAGTATTTCTCCTTTTGTAAATAATCAGCAGATAGGCCGTCGAATAAGAAAGTATAGAAAAAACATTTTAACAGATATTGATAATGATAGTGATGATGTTTTAAAAAATCCTAAATCTTTCATAAATAAAGTTAGAAGAAGATGTTTTTATAATTCTGCGTTGAGGCAAAAAATCATAGACCAAATTAAAAAATATCAGCGCGATGGAACTCTAAGATTATATACTTTGAATGATAAAATAACAGAAACGATTGAATATATAAGCAAACCTTTTACACGCGAGGAATGCATGCGTTGGGCAAAGAATCATTTGGTAAATCCAAAAACAAACAACGAAATAAATATGGACCATAGTATTTATGTTGAATTAATATACACCACACTACAATATGGACTATCATTACCATCTATATTTGATACTGAACCAAAACCAACTGATATATATCAGAAAAGCATACATAATATTGCTAAAGATGTTAAGACCAGATTACAGTTTATGAAAGAAAATGATGAATATTTTCTAAAGCATGATGTTGCGTCTTTTGATAAAAAATTAAAAATAGAATCCGCGCGTAAAGCGATAATTAAACAAAAAAATACATTTAGTGTATCATCATCTTCTAATAAAAGTTTGAACTCAGCAGAAAGAAGACTATTGAGGGATATAGAATTAGAGAATATGGAGGAGAAAGAATTAGCGGCAGCATATCAATTTAAAAAAAGGGTTTTACCAATATCAAAGAGAGATATTAAAAATAACATTTTTGATGTATTTATAGAGTTTATTGGAAAACTTCAAAATGAGGTTATGAATGGAGATAAATTAATAAATAAAATTTTAGAAGATGTTAATGAACATTTTAAAATGAATATAATAACTGCTATTAATATTTATTTACAAAGGAAAAAAAGATATATAAGATCTGAAAATTCTAAAAACTTTTTAAAGGATAATAAACTAGATACTATTGAAGGCATAATTAGTAATTTTATTACTAATATTTACTCACACATCCTAGTTCCGTCAATAAAGATTCCGCTATATATGGAAATAGGATTGTTTTCAGCACGTAATAAATTAGTTCATTTTAAGGATAATAAAATAATAATGCAGATAACAAAAGAATTAGAAAATTTTTTGGAGTTATATCTTAATAAAGAAGATTATAAAATTAAAATTTATTTTATGAATCTTGTTAAAGATATAATACCGCGGGAGTTTATATATACAAAATTAAAATATTACATTGCCTATCCTCCTTTAATAGAACATAAAAATTTTTATTATACAATATTAATAAATGAAAGCGAAAAACCTGCATATTTACCAGTAATGATGAGATTACCCGTAGGACAGGGATTATTGATTGGTAAAGAATTAACAAAAGCGATAATTGATTTAGGAGACCCTAATTTTGAAGTAGTCGATGGTGATAGTGTTCTAATTGATGATAATCCTCTTAATGGTTTTACATACGAAGAATGTAAAAAATGGGTAATTATACCTATTATTAACCCGCGAACATTCAAGCGAATCTTGATAGATTCACCTATCTATAATCGCCTATTATGTATAAGTTATCAATATGATACTAAATTAATACCGCGAATGATAACACATCGTGGTTATGATATTCTAAATATATTAACTATTATAATAATGAATATATTAAATGAAGGAGGAGAAGTGAAACAGGCGCAATCAAGGGAACAGTTAGAAAATTATATTATCAGCGCTGAAGCAAAATTTGTGAAGGAAAAAGAAAAAAATAAAATAGTTCCTAATCAGATTGGGTTACAATGGAAAAATGCGGGTGCTAAACATCCTAATGGAGGTATTGAAATTATTAATAAAAATTTAAAAGCAGCTTTTTTGAAATTAACAAATCAAGATGGTGGATTGCCTTTTTATGTTTCATTCAGCGAGGAAGACTTTGGAAAGTTTGGTATTACAGATATTACAAAGAATAGTTATATTGAAATATCAACTTACTATATACAAGCGATTGATAATAAAAATAAAACTGCAAATAATCGTGGGTTAAGATGGAAAATTATCAATAATGAACGAGATAAAGAAGGTATTAAAAGAAATGGTGTTGAAATAATTAATAAAAAATTTAAAAATGCTTTCTTAAAATTAGCAAGTAAAGGTAACGTACTACCAGCACGTGCTTCATTCAGCGAAGAAAATTTATGGTGGAAGTTTGGTATTACAACTGCATCTGCACCTACAGTTGCAAATAATAGATATATTAAATTTACATATTACTATAAACCTGTATATGAGAAGAGTTTTAGTGATATTATAATAAAACCTAAAAGTAATGTTGTGATTACAAAAAGAGACCCTGGGTATGTAGCATATAAATACTATACTGTTGCAGATTGCTTAAGGTGGGCGCATCAACCAAACAGAGACCCAATAAGAGAAGAAATATTACTAACTACGGATGGAAAAGAATATAACGCAATATTTGAACAAGCATTATTATATGATTATAATATTCAACCTATAAATATTACTTCCAAAGGAATAAAGTTTATGAAATCAGTAATAAAAACTAAACTGAAACTTTTAACTATTGCGAACCATTTAAAACACTCGACAAGTGCGAGTGTAGTAGATATAACAGAAATTAATAATAGAATGTGTACAGCGATTAATAATATATTTGATGATGAAACTAAAGAAGAAGGAACAAAATATAAAAAATTCAAAGATAAGATGAAAAAAAAATGTGTGCAATATAACAAAGAACCTGGAGGGTGTATCAAAGAACTTAAAGATGGAATTAAAGATAAATTTCCTCCAAATAATAAGCATGCAAAAGAATATATAATGAATTATTATGAAGATAGTGCGCTCGCATCTCTATTACTAAATTATGATACTAAAGCGAAAGAACAAATATATAATGAGGAACTCAGAGATATATTTATACATAATTTTAATAAATTTTATGTATATATATATTCTATTGATGATGAATTAAATGAGCTCAAAAAAGAAGCCATAGATGCTGGAGGGCCAAAACGTGAATTTTTCACTAAGTTATTTGAAGAACTGTTTTGTGACGATGAACACCCCACAAGACCTTTTATATCTCCTACAAATATTATTGGAAATTTATACTGTATTAATCCTAACTTTGAACCAGATGAAAATTTTAGAAAGGTAATTAACGCATATAATCAAAATTATAGTTCAAATATTAAATTTAATACAGAGAGAGATTATGAATACATATATTTTGTAATAGGAAAACTATTATGTCTTCCTGTTTATAATGAACTGATTGGATTACCCTATCAGTTATCATCATATATATTAGCAGGATTAATAAAGCAGCAAAATGAGATAGATTATTATGATATACTATATTTTTACTTACGAGATTTTGAAAATACAATATTATATATTAATATGATTAATAACACTAATATAGAAACCCTTGAAAATAGTGATTTATCGTTTAACAGACTATATATTATTAGTAAATCAAAAGGTAAATCAAAAGACCCAAATAGTGTAGTAAATAAAGACGTTGAACCACCTATACCTATAAAAGAACGACTTCCTCTGGATTTGCTAAAATACAAAGCGCTTTCAACCACAAAAGATGCAGTTAAAAATTCATCAAATGAAAGAAAACTAAGAGAATATAATGAAAAATGGGAAAAACAGTTAAAAGAATATGTAAATAAAAAAGAGATATATGACCGCGCAGGTAGTAAATCGTCAGATGGAGCAAAAATAACTAGAAAGAATTGTATAAAGTTTATTCTTCAACTATCAAAACATGTTGTAACAAAGAACTTTTTAATAAAAGAAGATGTTGAATCAGGGAAAAGTATGAAAAAAAGGTATGATTCGTTATTTGGTGGGTTTAGTAATGAAATTAGAAAGTTTCTATATAAAAAAAAGGTAACAATTGAACAACTAAGTCTATTAATTACAAATGAACAATTAACTATTGCAATTTTACAAGAACTCGCAAGTAAAATTAATGTATATATGGAGGTAAAATATACATCTAATTCTTTCGTAGGTGATTATACTGGCGAAAGGATGTCAGATGATGAACAAAAAGAAAGAGGGGATGAACTGAAAGGATATATGTCAAATATTATTACACAAAAAAGAGCAGGTGAATCAGATGAAGAACACCTTGATTTTGTTAAAAAATTACTACGATTTTGGACAGGTCTAACATATTATGATAAATTCACCAGACCTTATCAAATATGTTATAAATATGGAGTAGGAATAAATATGAAAAATTATCCTCATTCACATACTTGTAGTTATACTTTAGATTTTTATGGATTTCCTGCTGAATTTAATGCAGAAGAGAAAGAAAAATATATATATGATAAATTTAAATTTGCGGTTTTGAATATAACAATGGAAATGCATTAATTAGTATGTAAATATTGAAGGGTTTTTAGATAATGCGGACCAGTTTAGTTTATTTAATTGAGGTATTTCATCAACCTTTTTCTTTAATTTTTCTTCATATTTTACTCTATCCTTTAATAATTCACCAGCATTTGGGTTTTCTGATAGTGCAGACCACACAATTTTATCCTTATTTTTATCTAATATATGAATCGCTTCTGAGTTTTTTGATAATTGAACCCAATCTATATTTTTTGGGTTTTCTTGTAATTCTTTTTCTAATAATTTTATTGCTTTAGGATTTTTTGATAATTGAAACCAATTTATTTTTGTAGGAATATCTAATATTATCTAATATAATAATCTATTATAAACAAAATAAATTTAGATGAATATTGATAAAGATACAACATTTATATATAATATTCTAGAAAAGGCAAGTTTCCGCATAGCCAATATTTTAGTAAATAGACATGATCTCGTATCAAAATAATTTTTTGTGATATCTTTCGTCGTATTATATAAGCAAAGGGACTTTCAGACAACAAGGAAACTTGTCCGGACATTTTATACTATATATATAAGTAACAAAAATAAAAATTAACAAAATTGCCTTCTTTAAATAGTTTTATTGACACGACGAAGACCTGTAATACGTAATGGTTTATTTGCAGAGAGAGATTTAGCAGACGGTGTTTGCTTTGCATTTGAAGAAGAAGATTTTTTTGAAGAGGACGATTTATTATTCCCGCGATCAAGAGCAAATATAGAAGGATTTGTTGAAAAATCTTTCCACATTATTTTTTCTTTGTTATTTTCTAGTATTTTAATCGCTTTTGGATTTGCTGATAATTCACTCCAATCTATATTATTTATTTTTTCATGGTCATAACCTAATTTTTCTTCTTCTATTATTTTCTTTTTAATTAATGAAATCGCTCTTGGATTTGCAGACAAAGTATCCCATATTATTTTATCTTGATTCATTTGTAATAATTTAATAGCAGCATAATTACCTGATAAATTGTACCAATCTATTTTTTGATAAATAGGTAATGCGTTAAGTTCATTCTCTGTTAATCTTTTTTCTTCTTTTATTTTCTTTTTTAATAATTTAATTGCTTCTTTATTTGGATTACCTGATAATTTATCCCAAAATATATTATTATAATTTTCTGGTAAACTCAAATATTTACTTGCATTTGCGGATGGATTACTTGACAAAATCTCCCAATCTATTTTTTCCTTATAATTTAAATCATCATATTCTTCTTCTGTTAATATATTATTCTCATGTTCTATTTTTTCTTTTATTAAATGCATTGCGTTTGGATTTCCTGATAAGTTTCCCCAATTAATATTTTTCTTATTTGCAACTAATAATTCAATTGCATTTGGATTACCTGATAATTTATTCCAATCTATTTTCTTATAATTTTTTGGTAAACTTAATAATTTAATTGCTTCTGGATTACCTGATAAAGATTCCCAATCTATTCTATTATAATTTTCTGATAAACTTAATAATTCAATTGCAGATGGATTACCTGATAAAGCTTCCCAATCTAAATTGTCAGGGTCTAATGTTTTTAATATTGTTATAGCATTTATATTCGTGTTATCGCATAAATAATACAAGTATATTTTATCAATTGATATCCAACTTCTTAATACATTTTTAAGTAACTCTTTATAATGCTCATTAAAAATTTTATCAAGAATATCTATAGGTAAATCTAATAATGACATTTTATTCGCTTTTATCGCATCAATATTTTTTTTTGTTAATTGTTTATTTACTGTCAATATATATGCTGTATTCGCAAGTTTTGTTTTAGTGCGTTCTTCTTTCGCTAATTGTTCTTGACGTGTTTTTGTTTTGAATGGCATATATCTAATATATATATATAATTTATACAAAAAATATTAAGTATATTTATAATAATAAAGATGGATATACAAAAACCTATCAAACCATTCCCTTTTAATACTTGCGAAGTTAGAGGAGAAATTGTAGACCAACCTTATTCAGCAAGTATCAATATATTATCATGTATCATACTTCTTTATTTATTATATCTTGCGAATCATATAGAAATTCAGTTTTTTATAATATCCTTATTTATATTTCAAGCGTACCATGCATATTCTCACATGTTTTGGAATGATAATGAGTACAGTTTAAATCACGTATATATTATCCACTCAATTTCTTATATTATAATAATTGCGCTTATTATTGCAATATCATTCATTTCAGGAAATCCCCCATATATCCCTGTAATATTAGCGGCGATACTGCTTGATATGTACATATTATATAATTATATAGGAACAGTATATAATGCAGTTTCAGGAATAAATATATGGGTTATTGTCCTTATTACAGGGTTATGGAATGTTAAATTACCTACAGTCGTCAAAAGATTACTTCCAATACTGCTAATGTTATTTGTAGTTATTATTGCGCTGTTCTTTAACGAGAAATACAATTGCGACGCGATGATGAATACTTATGTGTTCCCTTATCATATTGCAATAGAGATATTAGGATTGATAATATCAACGCTGTTCGCCTACATATTTATATTGTTAGAAAAAAATAAAAAATGATATATGCAACAAGTATCTGTATATAATACTATAGTGACCAAGAATGAGTTACAATGATGATGCAAGAATAAAGATAGCATTTGACAAGTTAAATTCTAAAGAAAATAATACACCAGAACCTGTGCATAATATTCCTTCACAATTCTTTCATATTACTGACAAAATAATTGATAAGATTAATGATGACAAATACCTTATTAAAATTACTTTTCGTGAGTTCCTTGCATATGCGACTCCTATTGTATTTAATAGAATATTGGACGAAGATAAAATAAACGAATTGTATACTTCTATTGTTGAAGGTTATGATATTCCTTTTACAATAGATTGTATTTATGACCCTAATAGCAGCGCTCATGAAAAAAATATTAAAATAATTAATGGCAATCACAGACATGGGGCAATATCTAAGTATATAACAGAACATGACAAGCATTTTGATTGCAATTACAAGGTATATGTTTGGATTTATGTTGTTGAAGATTCAGAATCCGCAAATTTACTTAAATCTGTCTCTCTCTATAAAAAAATAAATAATAGTCTGCCTTTTATGGAACCTATTATTGTCGACATTAATGTTATGGCATTTCTTGATAAACTATGCAAAGTTAAGCGATTTAAGGGGAAAGCAATATTGTCAAACCAGTGCGAAACATCAAGACAACCGCGAGTTAACAAAAAAGAATTATATAATCTTCTAAATACCTCCAAAGAAATTTTGGAGAGTTTTGTATCAAAATATTCATCTAATAAAAGTAATTTAATTATTACTGACGATATATCAAATAAATTTATTGATAATGTTATAGAGATTAACCATAGACTGTCCCTAAAAGGTATAAATAACTTATATAATGATAACCAGTTAGCACAAAATAAAGGTTATTATGAGCAAGCAGTTGAGATTGGGTTCTTCTTAAATCTAAAAAAATCTAACTACCCTAAAGAAATATGGATTAAATATCTTTGTAATCCCAGTGATATCTAACCTATAATATTTGTGTTCCGGAAAGTTTAATATATATGTAAGCGAATATATACACAAATTTTATTATTACAAATGCTATTATACATACAAATCTTAATATTTTAATATTCATTATTAGGAAATCAAGAAACCTTTCAAATCTATCTTTTTTATATTCTCTTTCATTATTATTAACACTATGACGACCAGGAGAGTTACTTCTTGCATTTTTGACTCTTTTTTCAACTACATACTTATTAGTATTTGTATCTGTAGGGTGCGCATATTGGAATGCAATTTTCATAACATCATTTACTCCAGATAATGCATTAGATTTATTGAATTCTTTATAGCGTTCTTCGTGCACGCGCTGTAAATTATTTTCAAGTTTATTCTTTTGCTCAATTAGATGATTAAGTACATGTGTTTGCCCTTTTACATATGCATTATATTGATATGGGTTGTTAATACGATTATTGAATGTTAATTTGTTTACATATATTCGCTGTTCGTCTATGGTTTGCGAGATATTAGCAATATCGTATTCAATCTTATGATAATCTGTACAGGCGGTCATCTTCGACTTGGTGTTTTCTCTTTAAACGCTCTGGGAGTTGCAGGATTAGTTTACTTCTTCGCTGTATTGGTTATTAAAAATAATAACCAAATTTAAGAAATCAATTTTTTTATAATATTATTTTTATTATAACATATTTATTTTTATAAATTATAAACTACTTCTAATAAATGATATATATTCAAAAGATTCGCTTATTATATAATAAACAATTCCTAAATATATTTTGGATATATTATCTTCTATAAGTGTAATAATTTTTTCATAATATGTAGTATTCAGAATAAACTGCTCAATTACTTTTTGAATACCATATTCATATATAATTTTTTCTAAATATTCTTTATCATATAATGGTAATTTTAAGTGATTTAATATATATTCATTTGTAGTGTCAATAAGTGAATCTTTGTCCATATTTTTAATATGACCTATTTTTTCATATATATATTGAGCGATATTATTAGAATTATTTTTTAATTGTATTCTATAACAAATTCGCGATGTTTGGATATGATCATCTATAGTCAAATTAGCAGTTTCTGAATCATCTGCATTTTTTATAATATAACTTTTATTAAAAAGTTCATCAGATATGTTTTCAATATGTTCTGAAAAAATTATACAATTACTAATTAAATAATAGAGTTTTGTTCTAATTATTATTATGTCATTAATATTTTTAAGTTTTTGAGTTGTGAATAATTCATCATCTTCGTCTCTCCAACAATTAGTAAAAATGGAAAGAATATTATAACATTCTGCAAAAGAAAGTTTGTTTATATTTTTTACAATAATTTTTTTAAATATATATTCTATTTTATCATCTTCTAATATTTCCCAAAAATTATCAATAAAAGTATGATTCGCAAATATTATTCTCGCTTCATGGTTCATTAATTCAATATTTTTAAAAATAAAGGACATAAAATTATCATCTCCGTTCCAAAAATTATCATCAAAGAATTCAAATAAATCAAATTGATTATTTTCAACCTTCCAAATAAGTTCAGGCATATTATATAATTTAAACAAAAAATACATTCTATCATTTTTTATAATAATAAAACTTACAAAAAAATCTACTTATTAATATAGAACAAAGATTATATGAATAGTAATGATTACCCTCCAAAATTTAAAAAATTAAAAAAGACAGGTTATCATAAAGAGGCGACCCCCGCAAAATCATCAAGTAAAAAGAGTGCTCAAAACTTAGCAAAATATGATGGTAATTCTAAATATGATGGTAATTCTAAAGTTAGTATTAAAAAGAGTATAAAAAAAGCGATTAGCGGTGCTATTGAATATGTTAAAAGTTTTAAAAGTAAATCTAAAAAAGGTGTGAATAATAATGAAGAATTACAATCAAAAATAACAATATTTGAAGAGAACAAATTAGAAATATTAGAAAGTGAAATGATAAATATGGTTGAAAATGTAAAAGAAGTAGAATATGAAGCAATTGAAGATAGTAATATTATGAATAAATTTGGAGATATAATAAAAAATCTAACAATAGAATTACATCATGCAATTGGTTATACAGAGCAAACTAATGCAATTGAACAATCTATCGCGATTGAGCAACCTAAAGAAGTTGAGCAACCTAAAGAAGTTGAGCAAACTGATAAAAATCTGAATGAATTAAATAGTATTTTAAATTTTTTGGCAGATAATATTCTAGATGATAATAAGAAGAAAAAGGAACTTTCATTCTGTGAATTAACAACTTCAAAAACATCAACATATACTATTAGAGTTATCAGTTTAGGAATAGCAATTTCTTATACAACTTTAGAAGAATTTATAGAAAAAATTGCAAATCGTGCAGGAACTGTTAAATCATTATGTTGGTTTGCGGGGTGTCCTGAACAATTTAATAGTGAACTTAAAAAATTTATAGATCTTAATAATGCAACCCAAAAAGATTATGATAAAATTTTTAAAATATTCAAAAATATGATAGATGCTTATCTTAGCAAAAAGAAACCAGACATTCATAGTAAAATAGTACAAGTAATAAATTTAACAGGTGGCGGTAAAAGAATAAAACCTAAGAAGGTGAAGACTAATACAAGAAAACCTAAGAAGGCGACGACTAATACAAGAAAACCTAAGAAGGTGAAGACTAATACAAGAAAACCTAAGAAGGCGACTCTTGCATATAAAAAAATTTAAAGTTATAGAAATATATTATGGTTCTTCTTCTAGCAAAATTTTAATGTAAATATAAAATTATTAAATATTTACTTATTCGTCATCATCTTCGTCTTCTTCATCTTGCTTATATGCAATTCCAGTCCACCCCTTTGGTTCATATGGTTTACTTAATAATTTTTCTACGTATGCTTTTAATTGATTGCGGTCAGGACATTTCTTACCTTTTACAACATTAGATATACTCCATAATCTGAAATCTGAATATAATTTTGTAATAGTAATACGTGGTTCTTTAATCTGCGGATCTATTATAACTCTATCATTAATGAATTGTCCAACAATATCATTATTTTGCTTATAACTTTCAGTCGCAACACGAACTTCACTTGGTTCTGTAATAGCCATGGGGTTAATGTGCTTATGTCTATCAATTAATAAACTTATAAATACTTCTTTCCATCTTTCAAATTTATCTGTTAACTCCATATCCATATAGAACTCATTCTGTTTATTAATATCAGGTGTCTCTGTGAATTTACTAGAGAAATTGCATACTTTGATACGTCGCCACGTACCCCCATCATCACTAGGAATTTCAGGTAGTTCATTACAAGTTAATATCATTTTAAATTGTGGTTTAAATTCATATGGTTCCTTAAATAGTGTTCTTACTAATATCCTATCTTGACCAGACAACTCTTTCATTAATCCAATATTCAGTCGGTCATTTTCGCTAGGTTCTTGCATTACTGCAAATCGTCGCCCTTTAGTTCTTTCTAATTCACTTTGAGCTGCATTACTTGCAGCTCTTTTTTGTGTGAGCAACGCGATTGGCAGTATACAATAATATTCTCCGATAGACTTTTGAATTAAATCTAGCAAACGTGATTTGCCATTACTGCCCTGACCAGTAAATATATAGAAACGCTCTTGTGCGATACTTCCATCAATAATACATGCTAATACATCCATAACATAATTTCTCAGATTTTTATTAGTAAATAACTTAGAGAAAAACTCATTAATTTCTGCTACTTCTGGTAATTCAGTATTATAATTAATATAGTTTAATTTTGTACTTAACAGAATGTAATCATCAGGCATCCCATCTCGAAACATATGCATTTTTAAATCATAAACACCATTATCAAACCCAATCAAATGAGATCTACTATCTAGTAATTCTTCAAACTTTTCATCTATGAAGAGAGTTCTGCATTCTTTCATAATGGAATCTTTAAAGTTTGAGTTCTTCAATTGAGTAGCGATCTTAAGACATTTCTTACTTCTTTCATCATTAATTGCTTTTAATGTAGGGTCATCAGTATATTCATTATAATAATTAGAACGCTCCATAAATTTTTTGCAAATATCTGTGCTTAAGATTTTACGAAGGTCTAAACCTTCTCTTGCACGAACCCATCGGTGCCTTTGTTTATCATATTTATACCATATATCCTTTGAGATTGCTTTAAATTCATCTTTAAATATTGAATGAACAACACATGCGATATCATAGTGCGCACCATCACTTGAGATACTTTGATCTATTTTTGGTAGAATAGCTTTGTCAAGAATACTTACATATTTTACTAAATTATCCTGCTTTGCCCACCATCTCAAAGTGCCTATTCCCATATTATCTTTTCTCATTTTATCCCATAAATGCTGACATTCACCTTCAATATAAATACTACTAATTTTCGAAAATTCTATCCAAGTTTCTAGAAGCCTATAATCTATATTTCTTAAGACCCAACCTAAATTAATCCAATCAGTATAATTATCTGCTCTTGAAGATGACAAACAATCTACTAATTTTTTAGCAAAATTGAATTCATCGTCTGAAATATAACTGCGATTAATATTTAATGATTTTCCAAAAATATTACTTTGCAATTTACTTTTTAATTTTTGGTCTATTGCAGGTAATATATGTTTACTATACTGACTTATTTCAACATCAAATTCAGGTTTAACAAAGTTTTGAATATTATTAGAAAAATTACGCATAGAAAATAATTTAATAAAGTTTATTTCATCAGTAGCATTTAATGTATATTCTGTATTTGTAGTTTCATTATTAATATATTTATAAATGCTTGAAACCCGATAAGTATCGCAATCTGGTTTACGCGACCCATACATCTGCCAGCAATTAACATCTATAATTGCTTTGTCTACAATAGAATCATAATCATTACATATTGGTAAATCTTTAAAAATATCAACTGCAACATCTAAAATCTTCCGTCTAATAAAGTGATGAACATTATTATTAACAATAATATGTGGAAATATAATATGCAAACCATCTTTTAATTTATTTCTAAACTCGACAGGATTTGGTTTTTCCATAACATATGCTATATTTGCTTCATCGGGAACATCTAAATATTGATTAATTATTTTAAAATAATTATTTACAATAATAAATATATTATCTAATGTATAAACACGATCATATTTCTTCTTACTATTTAATGAAGAATTAGAATCATGAGAATTATAAATACCTGATTTATCATCGGGTATAGTAAAACGGAAATCTATATCAACACGAAGTGAACTGGGTTCTGTTGGTTTTTCAGTAAAATATAAGGGGAGACCATTTGTGAGTGCTAAACTATAAATATTAGTAAATTCTTCATAATTATCGTCAGGGACATATAGAGATACTTTTGGATAACCTATACTAGTATTTGTATAAGGCTTACCTTTCTCAACCTTATATTTATTAATAAATGAACGTAAATCTTCATTTATACCCATAATTTTAATATTTTAATATACTTATATATATATCAATTTTTATTTTTATACATTTTTATTTTTATTAATTATAAATAACTTTCTGTATATTATGTAGATAAATATATATCATAAATGAGTAAGGAAACTATTAAATATAATAGTCCAAAGAATGCAAAAAATCCCTATATATTTTCGAAAGTATCATTAATATATTTAATAGATACATGGAATAAATATAAGGCGGACAAAATCACATATAAGAAAACTGATAAAATATCAAAATTATCTGAACTATTGAATGAAAAGATTAAACCGATATGTGATGATAAGCAATATTGGTGTTGGTCGGGGACTATATCTAAAATAGCGAATAATACAAAAACAAAGGAACTAATAAAAATTATTGAGAATGAAGAATTACGTCCAGAAATGCCAATAGAATGGTATAAAAATAAAACAGAATGGTTAAGTAATTATGATATAGAAGATGTAATGAAACAATATGATCTATGTAAGCAATATAAATATGCATTTTTAGGTGTTTATCCAATTGATTTCTCTGAAGAAGATAAGTTTGGAAGATGTTTATATAGTAAAATATGTTCTCTTGATATTAAAAAATATATTAACAAAAATATTAAGCACTTAGGATTAATTACTAACCTTGATAAACATAATCAGAGTGGTTCTCATTGGACATCTACATTTATTATAATAGACCCGCGAAATAAATGTTATGGTGCACACTATTATGATAGTAATGCTATTAATATTCCTTTGTATGTTAAAAAATTTATTAATAATATAAAAAAGAGTTTGAATATAATATATCCTAATAGTAATTTTAGAATAACATATAATACTTTAAAGCATCAGAAAAAAAATACTGAATGCGGAATGTTCTCGATGACACATCAGATAAGATGGTTAAATTGTATTTTAAAATATAAGAAATTAAAATTACCAAGTCCTTATAAAGATGAAAAATTTATTAATTGTATAACTAGTGATAATAATATAACAGATGATAATATGATTATAAGTCGAGATTATTTATATCGACCAAATATTGAAGCATATTTAAGTAAAAGAAATATAAAATAATTATATAAGCAAAAATAATAGTGCAATTATTAACAATTAAGAAAAATGACTGTGGTTGATGATTTTAAATCTGAAAAAAATAAGAATATAATAATTCAAGCATCTAGCAAGATGTTACTTGACAAATATAAATTATCTTTAAATCCAGAAGTGTTGTTGAATATTATTAACATAATAATAACATCTATGTGTAAAGATGCAATATTAATGAATAATACTATAAAACTAATGGAATTAAACACAATTACTTTAACTAAGATGAAAGATTATGTAAATAAAAATATTGATATTATTACTGAATCTTCTAATATAGAGGGAACGTCTGTTACAACATCTGTTGAAAATAATATCAATAATATCAATAATGATATATCTGATGCTAATTATAATAATAATGATCTTTCTAATGAAGAATATAATACTAGAAAGGAAATTTTAACAAATGAAGAATTACTAATTAGAGTGAGAGATTATGAAAATAGCAGAACTATATCAAACACAGTATTAGCAAATATTGATAATAATATTGATATAAATAATCCTAATAATGTTAATAATATTACTAATCCTAATAATGTTAATAATATTAATATGATACCAGAAATTATAGAGAAAGTTTTAACTACAATTAATACTAATATTAATAAAAAAACATTAATAATAAATAGTTTTAGTAGAGATTGGATAAATAATCCTTTGCGTAACAAACTTTTTTTCACAATAAATATAGATTTACAAAATAACATTATAGAACCATTAAAAATATTATTTCCATTATATGTAAAAAATCGAACTCCTTATGTAATATTAGTTATTACAGACAATCACAAAACATTTAAATTTAATTTTTTGTATAGTAAAACAGCAGGTAATTGGGATATATGGAAATTAATAAATAAAGATAATAATATCAATAACAATATTAACTTAGTAAATAAAAATTGGAAAATTCATTTTTTAGATAATCTAAATAATGAACTTGATTTAGGTAAAGATGATATTAAAATAAGTAATATAAATGATTATAAATTGAATAAATATGACAATGATGATAATAATTACATCGAAACTAATATTGATAATATACTAATGCCATCCAATATAGTTACTAAAAATACTAAAAAAAAAAACTTATATGAAATAAATATTGACTATTCAAATATAATAGAATATGATGAATATAATTTGAATATAGTATCTAAATATGATTATTTGCAACTGAAAACATATAGTAATAAATATGTAAATATAAAGGTTATAGATATTGATATTAATCTTGGTAAAATAATAGTATTAAATGAAAATAATTTGACAAAAGATGACTTTATTAACTCGTCGCTATTAAATTATGGTGCACAATATTCATTAATTTTAACATATTACCCAAAGCAAAAGTAATATAATATTATAAAATTAATATTAATAGTGATGTAAATATAAATACGATCATAGTAATAATATCCATTCTGTATTGTAACATTATCTTATTTTTTTGTGATAAACGTAATTCAGAATTTGTACTAGTTTTATCTATAATTTCATATATATATTTGTAGATATATGTATAATTGAATACATTATCTACGTTATTTAAATCATTATTATTAATGATAATTAATATTAACCCATTAAATAGGACAAATAATAAAATATGAAAAAATATGTTTGATGAATTAATATGAAAATTAAGATAATTTACAAGTATTCGCAATTTATATGAATCATAATTTACAACTATAACACTTAATATTATTAATAAAATATATAATGCTGAATAAACTAATATACCTCTAAATAATGTACTTATAAAATCATATTCAATTAAAAATTCTATCAAAACCATCGCAAATGTTCTAATAATTAATATAATACATATGAAAATAACTTTATCCTGAAATGTTATTTTTAAGACTTCTAATGGGTCTAAATTATTATCAATAAAACGTTGATATAGTCGGTCATCTTGTTTCAAAGTTTCGATACTAGCGCCTTTTGCTTTATTTTTTTTTGTTTCTTTTATATAATCATTCCATATATTTTTATAAATAGAAATTATATTACTACTAGGATCTAACATAATATTTTTATTATCTTTATTTTCAAAAGGGTCATCATTATCTTCAATTCCTTCTGTTTCTTTAATTTTTTTAAGAAGTTTATCAATACTTTCTTTTAATTTTTTTATATTTTCATATTTATCTTCGTAATATTTATTATTTTTTCTTTCTCCTCCATTCTGTTTTTTCATTTTAATTCTCTCGTTATATATTTTAGTTTCTTCTGCATTTATTGCTAAAAATTTAACTATTTCATTTTCTTCATTTACAATTAATGCTAATATTGGATCCTTGTATTCCTTTTCTTTTACATAATCTTTAAAAATACTTTTGATACTTTTTATTTCTTCAATATATTCTAGTTTATTTGATTTAATTAAAAAATTAAGAACATCACTTAATTTTTTTAATTGTGCATCTAATAAATCTTTTATTTCTGCTAATAATTTTTTTCTACTTTCTAAATCAATTTTTTGGTTATTACTATCTTGCAATGCAACTAAATCATCATTTGATCGTGTATTAATAATATTAATAACGTTATAGTAAATCTCTTTTTTAAATTTATTTATATATATTTCATGTTCATTTACTACCCCTTTTGCATCTTTTCTTTTAGGTATATCTTTTTTAGATGTATCTTTTGCTTCATTATTTAATTTTTCTTCACAAATTCTCGCAATATCAAATATTTCATATATATATATTCTTAAATAATTACATAATTCTTTATAAAATTTTTTATATTCTTCATGATATTTTTTTAGATTATCTTGTTCAGAAGTTAATAATTGTCCAAGATTTATCTCTTGTGATTTACCATTCTCATCCTTAATTTCAGAACCATCTGAATTTAAACGGTAGCGTTTATTTTTGTTTAGTATATCTGATTTTGTTTTTGATATTTCTTCATCTAATCTCTTAATTTCCTTATCTAAAAACTGCCCTCGATTATCATTCTTTCTTAATATGCAACTATAATATTTTAATGTTATTAAGTATTCTAAAATTTTTATCTTTTGTTCATCTGTGACAGTACTAAATGTTTCTTTTATATAGGTTTTAATAATGTTATTTAATTCTTCAGGTGTTATTCGAAGTTGAGGGACATCAGTATCAATAAGCTTTATTTTTGTTTGAATATCATCACAAATTGTTTCTTTTATAATTAAATCATCATTTAAACAAGTGTGATTACGTAATATATTTTCTATAATTTCTAATATATTAATAATTTTACCATTAAAACTTTTGTAATTTGTTGAATCTGATTTAGATAAATTATCTTCAACAATTGATATATTATTATTTATAAAATTATTCTTAATGTTATCTAACATTTCACTAAAACTTTCGTCCTTCGAGAGTTGTTTGTATATTTTTTCTTCTAATTCTTTTTTTATGCTTTTTAGGTCATTATAATAATCGATTGTTGGTATATTACTCGGTATATTACTCGGTATATTACTTGGTATATTATTTTTAGTATTATTCATATACACCTCCTGATTAATATTGATTATTTTAATTTTTGATTATTATTTAGTGTAATTAAAATAACTTATAAAAAAAACATTTTAATGATATTATAGTAATATAATATATATGTCATCATTATCTTAATTTATACTGCTACTTTAGCAGCTGTCTTACTAGCACTTGCAGGGAAATGATGAGAGATTAGTTTTTGAAGAATAAAATAATTAATTTCCTCGCTATCACCTACATTAAGAATTTTCTTGAGTTTAGTATCAGGTAGAATAAAGCGTTTATTCTCAGGTTTATTTAGGTTATGCTCTTTTACATAGGCATTAATAAATCTTGTAATATCTGTACGTGATTTTTCAGTTCCATGAGGAACACCAATAAAATCACATAGTTCATCAGAGATCTTGTTTGGTTTAGCAAATCCAGATGGTGAGTTTTTAGCATTCTGGCGTTTCTTTTGTGCTTTTTCAATAATTTTTTGTTGCTTGTCATATTCCTTACTCAATACTTTCAGATTTGCTTGAATATCTTTAATATTCGCAGCTAGAGAATTAACTTTGTCAATAATAGTTGATAATACATTATCTGCTACTGGTTCTACAGGTGTAGTAGTTGTGTCCGTAGTAATTACAGGTACAGTATGTAGTACAACTGGTACAACAACAGGCGCTGTTCGAACAATAGGAGTTGTAGAAGCAGTTGGGGCAGTTACTACAGTAGTCGCATCAGTTGTAGTAGATGGTACAACAGGTTTCTTTTTTTTAGAGGCGGGTTCAGCATGTTGAATTTCTGATGAAACTGATTGAGTTACTTGCACAGGTTGTTTCTTTGAAGGTGTTGGCATTATTTATTACTTTATGATTACATATATTATCATATGTTTATATAATTTTATAATTTAAAATAAAAAATATATAATTATACATATTTATATATATATTATAAGGGTATAATAATAATATTAGTAATCGTTGTTGTCGTAGTAATCATCTGAATAAGTATCGCTATAATATTCATTATCTGAATAATAATCACTATCATAAATATTATAGTATTCTTCATAATGATCAAAGTATTTGTCATTATTACTTTCTAATTCGTCGTTATAATCATTTCGAATATTATTATCATTTACATTATCATTATTTTGGACATTATTTACATTATTCATTTCTTCATATGCAGTTTTATACATATTCCGAAGATTAATATAGTGCTGTGCTACATCATCTGTTTCAATCTCTCGTTTTTCGCGGTCTTCCTCATTTTTTTGTTCCATTCTCGCTTGATGAAAGAAACATGGCGGTGGATTTAATTTTTTATTAAATGTATCTCTGACATTTGCAATATAATAATTGTCTAAAATGTTTCTTAATGAATTATCAATATTATTTTGAGTAATATAGAAGTCAATAATAGCATTCTTTCGATATATTTTAATAGTATCAATATTATATTTGCGCGATACAAGATAAGAACAATAAGCGTCATAGTAATCTTTCAAAGCGTCATCATTATTAGTATGATTATTATTTTCATCTGTACAAATGTCCCATTTCTCTCCTGTATCATTATACATATCAACAAATACTGCAAAATCGGCAAAATTAATATCAGAGATTGAAATAGGCATATTTGATGTATCAATCATTATGATAATTTAGTAATTAATATTTCTGTATATTAATTTAATATATTTTATATATCATTTTTTTAATTATAATAAAAGAAAAATAAATATAATATTTATTAGCAATTTATATAGGTATTCACGATGTTATTAATATATTCATTAATTTTATCAACTTCAACATTAGGCGAATGTCTGTATTCTATGTAAAATGTTTTTGTAGAAACTTTTTTTTCATCATCATTTAAATAATCGTATCTTAACAGTAATGATATTCTATTATTTATTTTGTATTCTTTTATAGAATATGTTGAAATATAGTCAATCTCATTAGTGCAAGGGAAAATATACTGAGGAAACTTATCAATTTTAGATGATAATATAAATAGGTTCGAATTATAATTATTATATGTGACATATCTAGATTTAATCACTATTTTAGAAGATACATATTGATTATCATTAGATAATTCGTAAGTATATACTTTATCTTTATGATGATAAGATTTATATTTTTCTTCTTTATATTTTTTATATTTTCTTTCAACAATACTTTCAATATCATTATTTATAACAACATCAATAAGATCATCTTCGATAATATCTTTACAGAAGAAAAATTCAATAATATTTACATCTTCAGTTATAAAATCTGTTAAGTTTATATTCATTTTTTTGAAATTATATTATATTGATAATGTAATAATATCATTATATCATTTTTTTAAAATTTATATAATATATGTAAAAAATGATATAAAATATTACTTATACTAGTATAATAATTTGAATATGACAAATGAATATATTTATTATGATTTAAATACAGAGATAAATAAATATATAAAAATAGATGAAGATAGTAAAAATCAAACAGATACTATAAATAGATATAATAAACACCAGATACGTGAAGATTTTAAAGAATTAGTTATGAGTAACTTAAATATTTCAGAATTAGAAGTGAATGATTTAGAAATCGGCATATTTAATGCAACAATCGACTATGCTAATAATGCTAAAATACAATTATCTTGGAAATGCCCTATGTTTTTAGAAATATATTCAAATATTTCAAGAAGCATTTATTCAAATATTAAGAAAGATAGTTATATAGGTAATGATAAACTATATGATAGAATGATAAATAAAAAAGAATTTCATCCTCATATGCTTCCATATATGCAATGTAAAGATATATTTCCGGAAAGATGGAAAGAAATTGATGAGCGCAATCAATTGCGTTTAAAAGCGGCTTATGAAATTAAATTGGTACCTATGTCTGATATGATTAAATGTTCGCGTTGTAAAAGTAAGAAGGTAAGTTATTATGAATTACAGACACGTTCAGGAGATGAAGCATCAACATTATTTATGAATTGTTTAATTTGTGGTAAAAAATGGAAGCAATAAATTACACCATATAGATCAAATAACCTATGCAAACTTTAATATTCAAATGACATAAATTGAAACATTTCACTTATTATATAATAAGCGATTCCTATATATATATTGCTTTCATCATTATCAACTAATGCAATAATATTTTCATAATATTTTTTATTTATTACAAATTTCTCGATTGCTTTTTGAATACCATACTCATATATTACTTTTTCTAAATCTTCCTTATTATACATAGGTAATTCTAAATGATTGAAAATATATCCATTCGTGTTATTAATTAACCAATCCTTATTATCACTTTTAATGTCTTTTATCTTTTCATATATACATAGAGCAATATTGTGCGCGTTGTTATTTAAGATAATTTTGTAATACATTATTTATATTTATAATTTTAAATATCTAGATTATCAATTTTACATTTTTTATATAAAAAATTGATAATATATTAATACATAAAATATATTAAGAATAATATGAATTGTATTAAAAATAATATTTCAACAGAAATTAAATATTTATTCATATATAAGGACTTTCTTTTAAATAAATTAAAAGATAAACGTAAAATTGAAACTAAAAAGGCATGTGTGAGTTTTTGCACAATCTGCGGTGATGATTGTATTTGTGGGAATAATTATCAGAGACTTCTTGATAATAATTGTGTAAATCTTAAGAAGATGATATAATGTTTTTAGTAATTTAACTAAATAAATATATAATCATGACCTCTTGAATTGACGACCTTCATTTGGATTCAAGTAATTATTTATATGTAATATTTATTTTTTTTATAATATATATAAAAATAGTATTATTATTATATATATATTAAAATACAAAAAATGTATTATAATAGTGAGATTGGATATATTGATTTATTAAGAGATGCCTTAACTAATGGAGAAAAAAAGAAGACACGTAATGGTTATGTAATATCTATTTTTGGTAGCATGATTAATTTTAAAGATATTAATATATCATTCCCTCTAATTACCACTAAAAAGGTATTTTTTCGCGGTATTGTCGAGGAACTGTTATGGTTTTTAAGAGGTTCGACAAATGCAAATGAGTTAAAATCTAAAAATATCCATATATGGGATGGAAACTCGTCACGTGAATATTTAGATAGCATAGGTCTTGATTATCCTGAAGGTGAATTAGGACCTGTTTATGGTTGGCAGTGGAGAAATTTTGGAAAAGAATATGATAATTATACAGATAGCGATTCGTCAGTATCTACTGATACAGACTCTGATACATATAGTGATAATTATATTTATACAGATAGTGATATTGAAAATACAGGTATTGACCAACTTAAATATATTTTAGAAGAATTATCAAAAGACAATAATAGTAGACGCGCTGTACTATCTGCATGGAATCCAATGGATCTTAAAAAAATGGCTCTTCCTCCTTGTCATATATTATATATATTTAATAGAAGTTCAAAAGGACTCTCGTGTCATATGACATTAAGAAGTTCAGATTTATTTTTAGGTCTACCTTTTAATATTGCAAGCACCGCATTATTAACTCAAATATTAGCATACGTCCTTCATATAGAAGCATATGAAATATCTTTATCTATATGCGATGCCCATATTTATGAAGAACATAAACCTCAAGTAAATAGGCAAATAGATAATGAAATATATAATTTTCCAAAAGTTATCATAAAAAAGAATGCACCTGATATATCTTTGTCTGCATGTGAGAAAATAAAATGGATTGAAAACCTTAAATATGAAGATTTTGAATTATCTAACTACAAATCTCATGCATCACTTAGTGCTATTATGAAATAGGTAATTTATATGGGATATATATAGATAATTTGTTAAAAAAATGATTAATTAAATTAGAAAAAATAACACTATCAAGATAAATCAAGATAAATCAAGATAAATCAAGATGCTATGCTCTATTTGTAAGCGCACAGGACATAATATGCGTACATGTAATAAACAACGTATAAAGGTTGAACCACTTGTAAAAATAATGAACAAAGACACTTACACTAAAGAATTGCTAATAGAACAATATAACTTACATAAAACATATGTATTCGGGAGGATAAATACAACACATGATATAGGAGTTAACGTAAGACTGCCATCTATTCCTGAAGATATTAGTGAGAATATTGTAAAATTTATAATTCATAATAAACTGCAAGATATAACTTCAATATGGAATTGTAAAAAAGGTGATTTACAATCACTAAAAGAAGGAAAGCAAGAATGTAAATGTTTTACTAGTAATGGTCCACTATCATTTACACCATCTTCTGAGTGGGATGTTATATATTTTCTTGATGCACGCAAATGGTTGATTGATCATTTTATATTATATAAAGTATCATTAAAAAGAACATCTGAAGAATGGAAAAATATAAAAGTAAGCAAATTACAAACATTTGACGATCAAACAAAAAAAGGGCGTCGTCCGCGCATAACGTGGGAATCATTAAAACCACAGATAGAACCATACTATAAAAAAGTATATGAAGGAATATTTGAAGATATATTTATTCCTCTAGAAGTAAAGGAATGATTCTATTTGCAATTAGATTTACTACAGGAACTGAAACAGCATTTCCTGCTAATTTGTAAAGATTTGAATCGCACAGATTTGGTAATTTATATGATAATGGGAACCCTTGAAAGTTAAAACATTCTCGTGGTGTTAATTTACGAACTCCATTATCATCAAGAATAATAGGAACATTATGACCTCCACTTCCCATATTTGCAGTTAATGTTGGACATTCGCTACTCTTATTATCTCTTACGTAAACTCTTCTATATTGATATATAATATCTTTTTTTACTACACTATTTTTTATAAGAGTCCAAGTGCTTGATTTATCTGTATAGTAATACTTAGATAGAACATCATCTTCAAAGAATGAAGATGTTTTTTTTTTATCAATTTTAGGAAAATCTAAACTGAACTTATCAAAAACATTTTTTGATTTTAAGCAAACAATATATATACGCTCTCTATGCTGGGGAATTCCTGTAATATCAGAAGTATTTAGAATCTTAAAACAAATATGATATCCTCTATTTTCAAGATTACATTTTATTGTATTAAATGTATTACCTTGATCATGTGATAATATATTTTTAACATTCTCTAATATAACACATCTAGGTTTATGGTAATCTATTATAGATAATATTTTCCAAAAAACATTTGAACGTTCATCTTTAAATCCTTCTTGATGTCCTGCAATACTGAATGGTTGGCAGGGAAACCCACCAGTTAATATATCATGTGATGGTATATCTTCTACATTAATTTCATTTAAATTTTTAAGTGTAAGTTTATGATCAAAATTCTCATCATATATTGTTTTAGATGCCATACACATATCATTACTGAATACTATATTAACAGCATTTGTTGAATTAAACGCTAAACTAAAAGCACCTGTTCCGGCAAATAAATCTATCATATTTAGTTTATTTGATGTTGTGCAAATAGGTGGAACAATAATTTCTTCTTTAATAGCATTATCTTTTAATCTATTTGCTTTTATAATCTTAATCAGAGTTGTTGCAGTAAAAGGTTTATTTTTAGTGCCAATATAGGGAATATTATTGGTCTTACAAATATCAATAAGTTCATCAAAAGAAAACTTTTTTAAATCTGTCATATTATATTATTATCATATTATATTATTATTATATCATATATAAATTATCATTTTTTTATAAATATATTCAGGTATAATAAATATTAAGAATATAATGGGTAATTAGTTTGTCATTTGAGAATATTTTTGTTCTATTCTTTATCTTATATTTAAAGAAATTGATGTTTGCTATTATTAAATTATATCAAAGCAAACAACAAAGCAAACAACAAGTCAACTACAAAGCAAACTACAAGTTAATTTCAAAAACAACAGATGTCAACAACTGTTACTACAATCAAATGTAATAATAGATTGTCAAAAATTGAATTGTTCATGAAAATTAAGATGGAACGTGATATTTATATCGAATGGTTGGATGAGATTAAAAAAAATGGTATCGATGATAAGGGGCGTGTTAGAAACCCTCTACGCGAGGGTGGTCTTATATATTCTAATAAGAATGGATTATATTCTACTTTATGGAACATCTGCGTCCTTACTTTACAAGGAAACTATAACTTTGATGGAATACCGCGTCCAACAAAAGTAGTATATAAGTACTCTAAGAAATATTATAATTTATAATAAAATAACATGATATAGTTTATGTAATATATTTTATTATTTTTAACACTTTCTAAGATCTTTAGGACCATATTAATAAAGACATTAACATTAATGTTATGTAAAAGAAAGTTCACAAATAATTGTCATTATTATATATTTTTACATAAATTTGAAAAAATAAATATATTATATAAATAATTTAAAATATTCATACAGGTCGTAATGCGCGCCACTTTTTAAACTTTTCAACAAATATACATATAAATTTAATGTTAGTTATAGCATTTTTATCACGGAATGAATTTCTTAGTAATTTGCTATCACTCAAAGTTTGAACTAACGCTATACCTATACTAGGTTTATTAAGGACATCTTCATTATCATATACATTATAAATATCTGGTTCATTTGTTTTAACAATATATAGTATTTTTTCTTCATTATTCAAAACATTTGCAATTTCTACAATAGAAGGTTCCTTTGCAATTTCCACAATAGAAGGTTCCTTTGCAATTTCCATACTTTTAAACTCTGTTAAATCCTTAGTTTTTCTTACTACATCAATAACAGAACTTTCATCAAAATTATATAATTTAGGTTTATATTTAATATCATAAGGCCAAATATATATTCCTCTACATGTATAATTAAGATTACTTGACAATTTCATAATATTTTCAATTGATTCTTTATACATATTAAAGTAACATTTTACTTTATAAGTGCAAACATCTATAATTTTATCTGGTGTATATTGATTTTCTAATAAATTATATATAATTTTTAATCTATCAGGTAGCAATATTTTATTTAAGTAAATGCCTTCATAACATATAATATCATTTATTAAAAATGTCCACTTATTATCTTTGCATTTAACCATTTCGCCATCAAGTAATGTATTCTTAAATAGTTTCTTATCAAATAATCCTCTGCCAAAAATGATTCGCGGTCGTTGATATCCAGGATGTATTTTTTTATCTATAAAATACATGGTTTCTATATTATTATATAGTGTGAAATAGAGATAATACCTATTACCATTTGAACGCAAGTTCATTAGGTGATTAGATAATATAAAATTAACATTATTAGTATCAAGATTATGGTGATGTCTTTGTAAAATCTTAATATTACAAAGCGTTTTTAACTGATCTAATATAATATCTTTATGATCATTACTTTTAATATTAAAAGCAACTCTATCAGAAAAACTAATAATACCTTGCATTATATCTTTAATAATTAATAAAGATTTATATGATTTTATATCATTTTTTATATATATATTTTAGAATAATTTTTTGTTATAGTAAGTATAATTGTATGTATATGTATATGTATAATCAGATGCATCATAATCTGGTTCATAATCATCTTCATAACAATCAAATGTATTTGTAGAAGTATCTCTAATAATATTTTCAAACATATCTATCTACTTATATTAAATAATACATAATTTAATATTATCAATTTTTAGTATTATTATTCATATACCATTCTATAGTTTTTTTAATTCCATCATTAAAATTTATTGTTTTCTCCCATCCTAGATTATTTAATTTAGTTGTATTAATAGCATATCGGAAATCATTAAAATTTCTATCTTTAATATATTCTATCCAATCTTCAATTTTTTCTTCAGGTCCTTTTATATGATTAAGTAAAATTGTAGCAATTTCAATAACATTATATTCATCAGTCGACCCAATATTATAAACATTATTAATTTCACCTTTTATAGAGATAATATTTATAGCATTAATGACATCATCAATATATATAAAATTACGTCGTGTTAATCCTGAACCATGAATGGACATTTTCTTATTATCACTTAGTAATGTAATAAATTTAGGAATTATTTTTTCTGGATATTGCCTTGCACCATATACGTTATTGCATCTTATAATTATAATAGGAATATTATATGAATAATAATAACTACGTACAATAAACTCGGCGCCTGCTTTAGTAGCTGCATATGGATTAGTGGGGTTTAATAATGATATTTCTGTACTATCCTCGCTATTAATTTCAATTTCGCCATATACTTCATCAGTTGAAATATGAATAAATTTCTTAATATTTCCATATAATCTACTACATTCTATAAGTTGATGAGTTCCTAAAATATTATCAATAGTATAATTAATTGAATTATCAAAAGAGTTATCAACGTGAGTTTGGGCTGCAAAATGCAATATATATTCTATATTATATTTATCAAAGATACTTTTTAATAACTTTTTATCGCAAATACTTCCTTCTATAAATATATATTTATTACTATCATTACTATTAATATTATATTTATTAGAACAATAATCTAATTTATCTATATTTATTACATAATCAAACTCATTATTATTAAATAAATTAGATTGTAACAGAGTGTTAATATAATTAGATCCAATAAATCCACATCCACCTGTTATAAGTATTGACATTTATATAAAATATATATATTATATCTTTATATAAAAGGATAATATATATACATTAATTTAATTGATTACACATTTATATAAAAGAATATTATATATATTTTATATAAATGTGTAATCAATTAAATAATGATAAGATATTTTTAAATGATTCGTGGAATTTATATTTTCATGATCCTTATGATAATAATTGGGATGACAAGAGTTATAAAATGTTAGGTGTAATATCAACCGTAGATGATTATATAAATTATTTCAAAGCATTTAAAGAATTATTTAAAAAAGGTATGTTTTTTATTATGAGACAGGATATAATGCCACGCTATGAAGATAAATTAAATATTAATGGTGGATGTTTTTCATTTAAAATAATGTCAGATGAACTTGAAAATAAATTATTTACTTTATGTGCTAATATTATTGGTGAAAACTTTGCAAATAATAATGATGAAAATATTATATATAATATAAATGGCATATCTATTAGTCCAAAGAAGTTTTATTATATTGTAAGAATATGGATAAAAGATAAAAAGAACGCAAAGAAAGAATATTATAATTTTGATATTCCTAAGTATTCGACATTAATGTATAAGAATCATATTTAGATTTTATTTATTATTTTCATCTAAAGAAATTAATATTATAGAAGCACATCCACATATCAATCCTATTTTAGTTTGAATAGATATTTTAAATTTGTTATTTAATATATATGTAAATAATAATAAAAATATAATTTGTAGTGAAACAAAAACTCTAAAATATGCAGGATTAGGACATATCTTAATAATATAATACCCTAAAATAGTCATACATAGAACTGTAAATGCATATATATAATATTTAGGTTTAATAAACTCATTTGTGAAGTGATCTCTATAATATAAAATAAAATATACAAGACTTAATACACCGACAATAATTTTTATTATTATAGGAAACATTATATATGGTGTATTATCATATCTAATATATAATATTGATAATGCAACTAATATACTACGAAATATAGATAATTGGACCCAACCCATTTATTATTAGATAATAATAAAAATAAAGATTCCTGTAATATTCTTTATAATTCTATATTTTCTACTATTTATGACCATCGAGGTGTCCATAAAGGATCAAACTTTTTAATATCTTCATTTGTCAATATACGTTCTACGCGAATATTACATAATTTATCATATGCTTCAAAATTAGATTGCACATCTCTTATTGTGTCATTTGGTCTTGCTTGAAATAGTGCCTTCTTACGAATGTAAGCATCTGTTCTACACTCAGAAACATAGTATATAGCAATACTCTTACGGCATTCTCCTTCAGGACATTTTACAGGTTCTGGCATCCCATGCCAACTTATATCTGATGTTCTAAATAATACTGCTTGATTAAATTTAGGCGATATACTTTGAATAGGTCCTTTTGTCATACAGTTTTTATCACCTTCCCATAATTCTAACTTCCCATTCCAATCATCTTGCCAATTTTTATTCATATAAATTAATAAATTTATTCTTCTTTCTTTACCAGTTATAGGATGAATAGAATAATCAAGGTGCATATCTAATCTTCCATCTCGTGGGTGACAGTGTAATCCTGCTCCATGTCTATGAGGATCTTTCTCAAGATTTTCTATACCTGTTATATTACATATAATATCAACAAGTTCTGATGATTCTAAAATATCCCATACATCTGTTAATATAGCACCATGCTTATGCATAACGTTAAAGTCATTCATCGCAAGTTTACCTTCAATTGGATTATCATATACATGCCACCCATCCTTTATAAATTGTTTTGCATCTGTACCTTCCGCTTTTGGAAAGCAACTATATATTTGTTCTGCTACATCTACTTTGAAAAAATTAGGAATTATAACAGATGGAAATGGAGATGCATTATTATAGTCATTCTTTATTTTTTCTAATACTTCCTTATCTGTGATCCATTCCCCCAATAATAATGTCATAAATAATAATTATTTATAATAAATATCTTTTATATAGTTATTTATTATTTTCATCTAAAGAAATTAATATAATAGAAGCACACCCACACACCAACCCAATAATAGTTTGTATTGATATTTTGAAATCGTTTTTAAAATATATAGTAAATAATAATATTATTATTATTTCAAGAGATGCAAATATTCTAAAATATGCAGGATTCGGACATATCTTAATAATGTAATAACCTAATACTGTTATTAATAAAACAGCAAATGCATATATATAATATTTAGGTTTTACAAACTCATTTGTAAAATGTTCTTTGTAATAAAAAACAAAATATATAATACTAAATACACCAACAATAATATTTATGATTATAGGAAATAATATATATGGTGTATTATCGTATTTAATATATAATATTAATAATGCAACTATTATACTATGAATAATTGATAAATGTATCCAGTTCATTTATTATTAGTTAATAAATTAATATATAATTTATATATAATATATATTAAATTGAAATGTTAAAAAATTGTTTAATTAATTATCGTCTTAACTTTCAAAAATCATATGTATACAGAAATATAGGTTCTTCTACAAAAAATATGAAACGTAAACAACATACAAAGTCTATTATAACAGTTTCGCCTGACGCCTTCACTAGGATTATTTCTATGTTTTCATTATTAGATAAACCGCATCCTCTTGGAATACGTATTAGTATCAATAAAAAAGGATGTAATGGTTTGAATTATATAATGAAATATGTTATAAATAATGAGGATGGGAGAAAAATAGTATCAAAAGATAATATTATTAATATTACAGAAGATATTAAAATATTTGTTGACCCATCTGCAATATTTGCAATTGTTGGTTCTGTAATGGATTGGAAAGATAATAAACTTGTAAGCGAATTTACATTTATTAACCCAAATGCTAAAGAGTTTTGCGGGTGTGGTGAAAGTTTTAATGTATAAGTTAGTATTTTGTTATTACATTATAAATAAATAAAATAGGATTCATAATATATATATATATATATATATATATATATATGTATAGAAATACGCGATTATATTTATATCTAAATATTATTAAGATATATTAAATAATCAGATGTTTTCTTTATTATCAACATTTTTTTCCTATATTACGATGCCTATTAGATTAATATTATTTATATTTATGATGTTTTTTTCAATATATTTTCTAGAAAATATGAAAAATGAAAGCGATATTATATGTACTATCCTATTATTTGCTAAGATATTTATGTATATACTTTCATTAAATGTTAATATATCTAAAGAAGATTTAGTTAAATATATGGAGTATTTATATAGTGATAATAAATTTATATGTACCTTTAATCACACCACACTTATTGATGGATTCGTATTATTTAGCATATTTCCTCGATCATCATATTTAATACTTAAAGTAATAATATATTCGATGATTGGATATACAGATAAGATGAATGATTTATTAGGTAATATTTTTGTAGAAAAAGGATATACGAGTAAAAAAATAAAGGAACGTATAGATAATCGTAAATCAGGCGATAAAATATTATTTATAGCGCCTGGTTCTGGTAATACATCTGCTATACCTGGAAATATAACAGAATTCTCTAGTAACGGTGCATTTGTTCATAAATATCCAATTTTACCAATTGTACTTAAATATGAAGACGATTCTTTACATTATAATTATGATAATGGTGAGTCTATGCTTCACTCTTGTCTAAAATTATTCTTAGTAAAAAATTACAATATTAATATTAAGGTTTGTGATATGGTTGAGTATATAGAAGAGGAAACAATTGAAGAATATAAAGGACGTGTATTTGATATAATGAATAAAACATACCAGGAGATGTAGAGTATTTATAATATTTATTTATATATAAATATTAAACTTAATTAATTAATTAATTACTGTTAATAATAAATGAATAAAAATTTAAGTATTATTGTTGCATCTACTCTAGAATATGGAATAGGATATGAAAATAAATTATGTTGGAATATTCCAGAAGAATTAAAATATTTTAAAAATATTACTTCTAACTGTTTTAATAAAAATACAAAAAATTGTGTTATAATGGGAAAAAATACTTGGTATTCTCTACCAAAAGCACCTTTGCAAAATAGAATTAATATAATTATTTCATTAAATGAATATGATAAAATTAAAAATGAAATTGCTGATATTAAAGATATTTATGTTTTTAAAAATATTGATGAAGCATTAATATATATTGATAATGATGATATTATAGAAAGTTCTTTTATTATTGGGGGAGCACAATTATACAATATTTTTCTTGAAAAATATACTAAAAATATTAAATCAATTTATTGGTCTATTATATATGATAAACATTATGAATGTGATAAGTTTATTGCATCTAATATTATTTATAATAATTTTAGTTTTAAAAAAGAAGATATTATAATAAATGAAAAATATGTATCTATGTATGGCGAAAACAAAAATAGATTATATAGTATTATTGATGAACAACCAGACTAGATTAGCAATTGACAAAGTAAGTTTTCAATATATAAAGGTTCTTTGCATTTGTTTGTTTGCGATAATAAATAATCAATATCTAATCCGATCTTAATAATTTCAAATTTCAAATTATTCTTAATATTTTCGATATTTTCAATATCATATTCATATGAATAACGTATATTTAAATAGTATGTTCCGTAATCAACCAATCTAATAAAATCTTGAATTATTTGCAATATTGATACATTAAATTGGCAACATTTATACGATATACATCGTATATCATATAAATTATTTTTATTTTTATTATAATTTTTAATAAAATCAACAAAAGGAGGGAAATTAAATTCAACAAATTCTTTAGTTAATATATCAATAGATGAAGGATGACGTTCTATTTCAGATATAAATAATGCTTTAATAATATTACGTGTTTTAATTTCTAGTAAATAATCATTCATAGATATATTTAAATAATTGCTAAAAATATCTTGTATTTCATCAAATGTAAATAATGGTATTCTAAATGTACTAAAGCGACTTTTTATAGGTGTTTCAAGTTTTGTTATATAATGTGTTATGCAAATGAATACTACATTATGCGAATATTTTTCTAAAATTATCCTGAAATCGCAAAATAATTCTGAAAGTAAATCTATATGTTTTATTACTATATAATGTTTTTTCATTTTTACATTTTTTGAACTTATAATATGAATCAAAAATGATGTGATCTTTTCAATATTTTTCATATTTTCAGGATGCATTATATCTATATCAATATAATGCTGATTTTCACTATATATTATGCTTTTTTCCCATATATGTTCTGTTTTACTAAAGGGAACTATAATGTTAAATATCCTTTTTAATAATGTATTTAAATAAATATCAATAGGGAAACCTATTGGTGTATATAATAATTTATTATTTGATGATAATAATATATTTTCTAATATTAACTTATATTTTTTATTATTATTTATAATATGTGGGAAAACTTCTTCTAATTTATCCCAATTTGTTTCAATCATTTTTAAATAATAATATATTATGTAATATATTATAATCTTATATTTAACTCTTTTTTACTATATAAAATTAATATTCTTAATATAAAGATAAGTATTCTTAATTATTATATGTAAGTTATATGAATGTTGTATGTTGATACATTTAATTTGAATATTGATAATATTGATAAATATACACGAGATGAAATAAAGAATATATATAAAAAAATAGCATTAGAATGTCACCCTGATAAACTAACTAATATCTGTGATGAAAATGAAAGAACTATTAGAATAGAGCGTTTTAAAAAGGCAAGTATAGCATATAAAAATGCAATAGATGATTTTGATAATTATGGTAAATTAAATTATAGAGATATTGATTATGATTATGACAATTTATCAGGAGATTATGATATATATAATAATTTTGATTTAAACTTTTGGAAGAATACTTATGATGGCATCTTTAAAGATAAGGAAATAATTAAAAATACCTTTATAGATGTTGCAAGTTTTTTCTTTAATAAGGGTTTTAAAAATAAAAATTATTATAATCCTTCAACAAAAATAATTAAACACGATATTAATCTACCTATAACATATTATGATTTATGCACTTTTAATAAAAGGAAACTCCGTATTTTACTTAAAAATGTAAAGGAACCAGTATATATAAATGTTTGTTGTAAAAGCGAGTATCCTCGCATAACTCGTCAGTATATTGATGATGATAGCATAGAGCACGAAATTATTATCAATATGATAATTGATAATACTGATTCGACTGATGATATTATTTGTGATGATAATAATATTAATTATACACATAGTATAATATCAGATAACAATAATGATTATATTAATTTAAATATAATATTAGATATAAATATATTAGAATATTTAATAGGTGGAATAAAAAAAATAAAATACGTTGATAATACCTATATTGATATTAATATTAAACCATTTTGTTTAAATGATATTATAATTAAAAATAAGGGTTTATTGGGAGGAAATTTAAATGTGAAACTATTATTTAAAAATATTACTCTTAAAGAGTGGAATAAAATTAGTAAAAAAAAAAGAAATAAAATTGTTAATATTATTAAACTAATATATATAAAGATATAAAGATTTTACATATCAATAAAATATGAAAAAAGTTTTTTTTAGTGGGTGGTGGCCGGGATTTCTTGAAAAAACAGATGCATGTCATGTTGATTTTTTCATTAAATTATTAAATGATACATATAATGAAGAAATTATAATTTCGAATAATTTAGATGATGCAGATATATTATTTAATAGTGTATTTGCACGTATTGAAAGTGACTACTATTTAAATTGCAAGAAATGGGAAGCAACTTTTTTATATACCGGCGAGGCATATTATAATGTAAAATATCTTTCATCTTATACATGTATTCTTGGATATAATCCAACAAATGATAATTATATCATGTTTCCATTATATATTCCATATATTGTTTCTTATACAAATTTAAGTTTTGAACCATCAAAATGTATTAAAAATAATTTAGTATCCGCTGTAATAGGTAATGATGGTGCACTCGATCGTCGACTTTTCTTAGATAAATTAGAAAAAAAAATGAATATTATATATGGAGGATCATACAAGAATAATATTGGAGGAAGAATAGAAGGTTCATGGTCAAGTGATAATCTAATTAACTTTTATAAAAATACAAAGTTTGTTATAACTATGGAGAATACAAAAATTGAACATTATATAACTGAAAAACTAATTAATGGGTTTCGTGCAGGTATTGTTCCTATATATTGGGGTTCCCCACATATTTCTAAGCATTTTAATACAAAACGTTTTATAGTTCTTGAAGATACTTCAGAATCTTCAATAGATGCTGTTATTGATAGAATGATTAATATGAGCGATGAAGAATATTTTAGAATGGTGAATGAACCAATATTTAATGAAGGAATAAATATTGATATTATCTATAATAATGCTGTTGAGAATATTAAAAAATTAGTATTTAAAAAATAATATTTTATTATAATTAAAAATAAGCGATATTTGGATGAAATTTAAATATGAAACTAATATTTTTTAAATATTATTCTTAAAGAGTGGAATAAAATTAGTAAAAAAGATAAGATTATTATTTAAAGATTTAAAGATTTAAAGATTTAAAGATTTAAAGATTTAAAGATTTAAAGATTTAAAGATTTAAAGATTTAAAGATTTAAAGATTTAAAGATTTAAAGATTTAAAGATTTAATATTATATTTAATATATGAAAAAGGTATTTGTTTATGGGTTTTGGCCGGGTTTTCTTGAAAAAACAGATCCGTTTCATGTTGATTTTTTCATTAAATTATTAAATGATATATATAATGAAGAAATTATAATTACTAATAATTTAGATGATGCAGATATATTATTTAATAGTGTATTTAAATGTATTGAAAGTGACAACTATTTAAATTACAAGAAATGGGAAGCAACTTTTTTATATTCTCCAGAACCATATTATAATGATAAATATCTTTCATCTTATACATGTGTTATTGGATATAATCCTACAAATGATAATTATATTATGTTCCCTGTATATATTCCATACGTTGTTTTTTATAAAAATTTAAGTTTTGAACCATCTAAATGTATTAAAAATAATCTAGTATCCGCTGTAATAGGTAATGATGGTGCACTCGATCGCCGACTTTTCTTAGATAAATTAGAAAAAAAAATGAATATTGTATATGGAGGATCATACAAGAATAATATTGGAGGAAAACTTGAAGGTTCATGGTGTAGTGATAATCTAATTAATTTTTATAAAAATACAAAGTTTGTTATAACTATGGAAAATACTAAAATTGAACATTATATAACTGAGAAATTGATTAATGGATTTCGCGCAGGTGTTGTTCCTATATATTGGGGTTCTTCACATATTTCTAAGCATTTTAATACAAAACGTTTTATAGTTCTAGAAGATACTTCGGAATCTTCAATAGATGCTGTTATTGATAGAATGGTTAATATGAGCGATGAAGAATATTTTAGAATGGTGAATGAACCAATATTTAATGAAGGAATTAATATTGATATTGTCTATAATAATGCTATTGACAATATTAAAAAATTAGTATTTAAAAAATAAAAATTGATAGTGTTTATATAATATATGATTGTCTTTATGAATCAGTATTCTGTATAGGATACATCCAGCAATCTCCAAATTATAATTGATGATAGTCTTCATGATATCAGTATTCTGTATAGGATACATCCAGCAATCTCTAAATTATAATTGATGATAGTCTTCATGATATCAGTATTCTGTATAGGATACATCCAGCAATCTCTAAATTATAATTGATGATAGTCTTCATGATATCAGTATTCTGTATAGGATACATCCAGCAATCTCCAAATTATAATTGATGATAGTCTTCATGATATCAGTATTCTGTATAGGATACATCCAGCAATCTCTAAACTATTATTCTATGATAGTCTTCATGATATCAGTATTCTGTATAGGATACATCCAGCAATCTCTAAACTATTATTCTATGATAGTCTTCATGATATCAGTATTCTGTATAGGATACATCCAGCAATCTCTAAATTATAATTGAT